GTTCTACCACTGTGACAGGATTTGAAGTGTATAAAATGTATCTTGCATTGAAACAACACTTCACTAAAGAAAAGTACGACTACCACAAGTATCGTGGTAAGGTTCGTGCAAGTGAAGATGCCTTTGAACAACGACACGATCGTTACTTCTTTAAGAAATTAGCAACTAAGTATTCACAACAAGAAATTGTAGATTACTTCGTTGCTAATTTTATATTTGATCCTAAAGGTTATATAAAATCATTTAATGATGATGTTTATAGGAACTGGAAGGTCAATCAAGAATCTTTCTCTTATAAATTTAAGGAAGATGTATGTTTACTATTGGATGAGTATGATTATCCCTATCAAGATTATTTTGATAGAGTATTTTCTATTAAACATGGTAAGCATCCTAAACTATTAAAGTCTTATCTTGCAGGAGAGGTTTCATTAGAAACTCTTGTAGTATTTGAAACATGTTTAGGATTTGTAAAAGATTTTGATAGAGTTCTAACTGACCCTATATGGAAAGAAGTTAGAATGAAAATTATTAAATACCAACCCTTCATAGCATTAGATTGTAATGTTTATAGAGGAACTATTTTAGACACAATAGCAACAAAAGTATGACAGAATTTTTTCAATCAGAACAAGTACAAGAAGACCTTAGAGATATATTTACAACGTATCAAACTCTTGCATCTATGACAGCAAGGATACAGTTTGAACCTAAAGAAACACGTGTAGAACATATCGATAAGTGTAATGATCTTATTGATAAGCAAAGAACATTCTACACACGGTTATGTCTCTCTGCTGCAGAGGATGCAGAGGCAGCAGACATGAAAGAAAGAATTAACTTAATGTCAAAGGCATTTGGATTCAGTAACTTATATGAGTGTTTGGACAAATTAACAGAGACATTAGACGCTGCTAGAAAGAAAGAACTTGACAAGTGATAAATAGTATGGTACGATTACACAGTACAATACACACAATACAAAAATACGGAGAATACGATTATGTCTTTTGCATCACTTAAGAAAGCTGCCTCTGCAGGTAGTACCCTTAGCAAACTGACACAAGAGATTGAGAAAATCAATCAACCTCAACAGAACAACAGTGCTGATGAGAGATTTTGGAAACCAGAACTTGATAAGTCTGGTAATGGCTATGCAGTCATTAGATTCCTTCCTGCACCTGATGGTGAGGATATGCCTTGGGCAAAGGTATGGAGTCATGCATTCAAAGGTCCTGGTGGACAATGGTATATTGAAAATAGTTTAACAACTATTGGAAAGGATGATCCAGTTGGCGAATACAATCGTGAACTATGGAACAGTGGCAAAGAGTCCGACAAGAACATTGCTCGTGCTCAAAAGAGAAAGTTATCTTACTATTCTAATATCTACGTTGTGTCAGATCCTGCACACCCAGAGAACGAAGGTAAGGTTTTCTTGTATAAGTATGGTAAGAAGATCTTTGACAAACTCGTTGAAGCAATGCAACCTGCATTTGCAGACGAGACACCACTAGATCCTTTCAACTTCTGGAAGGGTGCTGATTTTAAATTAAAGATCAGAAAGTTAGATGGTTACTGGAACTATGACAAGTCAGAGTTTGCAAGTACATCAACACTCGGTGGATTCGACGACTCTAAGTTAGAGTCTATCTGGAAAGAGGGATACTCTTTAACAGAATTTGAAAGTGCAAAGAACTTTAAAGAATACGATGCTTTAAAGAAACGTCTTGACCTTGTGTTGGGTTTAACAACTCCACACCCTGTCGTAGAAGACGAATCACTTGAAGACTTGTCGGAAGGAAAGAACGGTTCTTGGGGACAAGAAGTATCAGACTTCAGAGAGAAAGCAGTTGCTTCTTCTCCAGTACAAGATGAAGAGGATACATTATCATACTTCTCTAGATTAGCAGAAGAAGATTAGGTTCACTTTATAAACTGGCACAAGGGGAGTTTACAACGCTCCCCTTTTTGCTATAATATAAACATAGTAATTAAACAAATGAAAGTATTTCTTGCCTCAGTAATCGCACTAACTCCTGTTTCTGCTATTGCTAACGAATATCAAGAAGGATATTCACTCACTAGGACATGTACAAAAACAGAGTACAGAGAAGAGTATGTACCAGGTACAATGAATAGTCCTGGTTATGTAAAGAGTTGGACAGACACAATAGAAGTGCCTTGTGACGGCACTACAAGAGTCTACAGAGAACCTTCTAGAACAATAGAACAAGTACACTATGATGACAATGAATGTGGTGATGGTAAACTTGCAGGTGCATTAGTAGGTGGCGGTGCTGCTGCAGCAATGTCAAGAGGTGATGGTAGATGGTGGGCAATTCCACTAGGTGTTTTAGTAGGTAGTAGCGTAGGGTGTGATATGGCAGGGGGATAAATGGTAGAGACGCTAATAAAAGAGTTCCCCCTTACAGACATAGGAGGTCGTTTGACAGAAGAAAGAATAAAAAAGTATACCTATACTAAACAAGAAGTAGATAGGATGATTGATCACGCAGTTCGTGTAGCAGTAGCAGAAGCACAACGGATTGATGAAGAGTCAATGAAGAAACACAATAGAGATGCAACGGTAATCTCTATGATTCTAGGGTTTACAGCACTTGCATTATTTGTAGATGGTTTGTTAAGATTGTTAGGTATCATTCCACCATTCATGGAGATTGATATTGATGTTCTTGATAGGATTGTTGACAGAGTAGAAGGTGATGTACTAGATAAACTAAAGCAAGTACCAATTCAAAAATTATTTAAACGATGAATCTATTTTTATCATGTCCTCCTGTGTATACCTTACCAGGTACGTGGACTAAATGTGATGCACTGATACCACATTATAATGCTGATCCAAATCAAACGTTTGGTATATCACTCTTAGTAATCTTAGTGTTACTATCAGGGTATGGAGTCTATAGAGCATTCTTTAACAACAAAGGTCTTACAGATCAATGGGATGATCACGAAGATTAATTATGATTTTACCAGGTACTACAGTTAAAGTGATAGATGAAAATTCTATCTACCGAGGATACGTTGGGTGTGTTCAAAGAATACAAGGCAAGAAAGCAGCAGTTCTTATGGATCAAGATGGTACTCCTTGGGATAAAATGATTACGTTTAAACTTTCTGATCTCGTAGAAAAAACAGATGGTTTCCAATATTATCCTAAAAAGAAAAAGAAATGAAACTTACACAAGAAATTATTGACAAACTACAAGAAGCATTTGAGCACACTAAAAAGAATGGTGATCTCAACTGGGAAGATGGTGATGAGATTGATGTATGTCTTGCAGGAACATTTGCTGCTGATAGGTTCATCACTATAATAAATAGAACTAAGAGTAGCACATCACTTAAGGCAGTAAAAGGGCAATGAACGACACGTTAGTTTTTATATACTTAGTATTTTTTGTGATGTTATTTGCAGCAACGTTTGCATACATGTTGAAGATGATGAGTTCAACTTTAGATACATTTAATAACACACCAACAAGATCATATGGTGATGCTATGAAAGCATACAGAATCCCTGCACCTCATCCAGAAATGGAAGGCATAAAATATGGTGAAGAACTATTAGTTTTTAATCCAGAGGAAGAAGAAGACGATGATGATGACGGAGACGTACCTGCCTACGTAGGGGAAAACATATAATTAGTCTCAAAATATCGCAAAAAAAATCCCGCCAAAAAATGCCCTCTTAAGGGTTTTTTTAGTATCCGTATCCAGAACTAGAAGAAGAACTGCTTGAACTACTGCTGCTACTTGATGAAGAACTAGAAGAAGAACTGCTACTACTGCTACTTGAATATGTACTGCTGCTTGATGATGTATTAGTCTCTGCTGCCTGAGTTCCTGTGCCCACTGCTGTAGTAGTTGTAGTAGCATCTGTGGTAGAAGTAGAGGTAACAACTCCGACACTCGCACTAGACGTAGTAGGTCCGTTATCGAATGATGTGACAGTACCTGTACTTGTTGATAGGTTTACACTACCAGTAACATAACCAGAACTTTCTAGGAATCTTGCTGCTGCACTTAACTCAGTCTTCTTATTACCTTCCCTATCTAATTCTTTATGAGGTTTGTATGAAATTAATTCTTCAAACTCAGAAAGGATAAATTCAACAACTGGTTGAGTAGGTATCTTAAGTATTGCTTTCTTGTCATTAATATATCTCTCATGCTCATAGTTTGTCACAGGATATATTGATTGGTCTGCTCCTAGTGTAGTTCCATCAGGTAAAACAGTTCTCCAATCACCATTAACTGTTATACCTTGCTTTAGTATTACAACATTATTATACTTTGCCTCTACAGTTTCATAGTGATGCACAGCATCAGGTAAATCATATTTTTCTTGCACATAATGTAGTAATCTCTCTTCACTTCTTGGCCACTGTTCATATACATCAGTAACTTCATTCACCATAAGAAGAATCCAATCTAAATATGGACTACCCAAAGCTTGTAATGCTACCTCCTCAGGTCTCATTCCATTAGGAATTATTCTTGTCTCTAGTAGTGTAATGTATTGATCTAGATCTTCTCTAAGTTTAGTACGTCTGAAAAGGTTTTTAACCAGACGGTATCTGTAAGGTTCATCATCTGTGATGCCTTCGCCAACAAATACATTTGGAAGTAAAGAAAAGTATTGCATTAGTACCCCACTGCTACGTCATTTTCGGTTAATAGT